GACGGAAAGACGAATAGATTTGAAATAAGCATCAAATCCCTAACCACTTGTCTAGGAACTCCTCTTACCGTCTCGTCTGAGAGTGTTGAAGTAAAAAATATCTCATCTTCTGTCAAACCGTGGCGTTTAGCCAACTCTAATTTTTGTTTTATTTTATCTATTGCGTTCTTAGCATTTGAATTACACACTATAAGTAATACATTATTACCTAATTTCTTTAATGCACCAAATACTCTAATTACATGGTCAATACCCTTACTGTCCATTCTTGTTGAACATAGTGGATAAACTTGCATAATATCTCTATTAAACAAATCAACCTTTTTTGATATTTGTTTTGTAATATCATGCCAATCAAAGAACAAACTTGGGTCTTTGTCGTTGAAAACAACTCTCGCATCGTCAACTTCAAGACCTAATGATTTAGTCCACCTAGGTACATCAGTATAATTCATATAAACGTACTTAGCATGTGGCATTTTAATATTAAGTGCATCTCTATTACCACTATGAGCCCAATGTATCCATTTAGTATCTATATTAGATTCTATAATAGCTTCTCTATGCGTAGCATATGACCGTAGATACATTAAGTCGTGAGTAATAACCACATCAAATTGTGATAACTCATCTCTAATAAACTTTATTAGTATGTCTTTGTACTTTTCGTTGACCACGTTCTTCTCTAGCTTGAAGTGAGGGACTAGAGTACGCATTTCGCACTCTATCCCTCGACCTTCACAGCCTTTTTGAGCATAGAATACAACTTCATGCCCATATTTTTTAAGTGTTTTAATTTGGTCTATTACATCATTCACCAGAGAATAAGTTTCTGGCATATTACGAAAAGTAGTAAAAACGGCTACGCGCATGGTATTATGAGTTAAATTTAATTTAATCGAAAATATTCAGTCCAATATTCTCGTTTTCTATTTATCTTTACATTACACCTTAAACAAAGTGTATTAAGATTACTTTCTTTACAATTATTTTTATCAAAATCCTTATGATTTACTGATAAAACACGATTAAATTCTTCTAATTCTTCTCTTTCTGTTCTTCCGCACAAACAACAAATAAAATTATCTCTAGTCCTTATTGTTAATTTTAATCCTCTATTAAATTCTCTAGGATATGGATTTTTAGAAATACCACCCATATAATTCCAATTTTTTTCACCCTTATGGCTTTCACTCATTCTTTTTTTATATTCATCCGTGTGTTTCCATCCACCCTTTCTTCTCCCATCGGACCATGCTTTTTTAAGAATTAAACTTAATTTTCTTTTAGTTTCATCGGACGCTTTTTTGCCCTTATTTGCTAAACTTATTTTTATTTTAGTTTTATCAGATTTCTTATGTCCTAATGCTCTTTTACTACCAATCAATGAAGCAGATATTTTCTTTTTACCTTCAATTGTTTGTCTCTTACAACCATTTGAACAATAAAGTTTACCCTTCCCCTTATCTCCTTGTCGTGTAAATAACTTACCACAAGTTTTACACTTCTTATAAATCTTCATTTTGTATCTTCTTAATTGTTTGTTAATTACACTGTAGTCGTACTACTTGTGCTTGAACTTGTTGAACTTGAACTTGAACTACTTGTTGAACTAGATGTACTAGAACTTGTAGAGCTTGACGTACTAGAACTCGTAGAGCTTGATGTTGAACTTGACGAACTAGAACTCGTACTTGACGATGTGCTAGATGAAGTTGAACTTGAACTACTCGTTGAGCTAGACGTTGAAGTACTTGTAGAACTACTTGTACTACTTGAAGTACTTGTACTCGTACTACTTGAACTTGAACTGCTTGTACTACTTGACGAACTACTTGAAGTTGAAGAACTTGTACTAGAACTTGAACTACTTGATGTAGATGATGACGTACTTGAACTCGTTGAACTTGAAGTTGAACTAGAAGTTGAAGAACTTGTAGAACTTGACGAACTACTAGATGTTGAACTTGACGTTGAACTTGAAGTTGAACTGGAGCTACTACTTGACGTACTTGACGATGTAGAACTTGTAGTTGACGTACTGTAAGCTGGATAGCTACTTGGTGTGAATAAATAACCTCTTACGCAAACAAATGCAGAACCATTAGCCGTATCAGCTCTTCCTCTAATCCTAATCTTACAATGCTCTTTTACAATTATCTCTTGACGTAATTGGAATATTTGACCACCATTATCATCTACAACTCCAATTGGATAAAATCTTTCAATGTAATATGTTGCACCATTATATCTAACTGGTTCTTCAATATACAATCCAATAACAGCCTCATTTTGATTTGCTGTACCATCTGCTAATGATTTTTCTATATCCGTAATGACAAAATATTTATCATCTGGTACATAGTAATAACCATTCATTGATTCTGTATATGTTTGAAGTATTCTCAAATAAATTGTACCAGCTAAACTCTCCAAATCAATATTACCACTTGGAACTAAAACTGTTGTAGCAGTAAACATTATAATCTCAATCCATAATGGTCTTAAAATGTTTGCTGCTGGAACTGCTACTGCGGTAACACCATTCAAAATTACATCTTGATAATCTTGTTCCCATGCTGTATTTAGATAATGAACTCTAACAACTTCTGCACCAGTACCACCTGGCATATCATTATTATTACTTGATACAACATAAAGTGTTGTAGCACCTGCTCCAACAAGGTAGTTGTTGTCCATATTTAATGTTCCAACATCTTCCCACGTTGTACCGACAGAACCACTACGTCCTATAATTTTAACATCTTGGTTTAATAGAGTTAGTCGTCCACCTTCTGACACGCTTTGACTCACTCTGTTGTGGTCAAATCCTTGTTCAACAAAACCGTTCGCCACATTTACAATGTTGCCATCCCTTTGGTATCTTCTACCACTTTGTGGAATCATATTTGGATATGCCATAGTTTTGTTATTTTACTTAATTAAAAAACGACTATCTTGTACTAGCTTTTACGCTAGTGTCGTTTGGTGAATTACCAAACGCTTTAGTCGTTCCTATTTCTGGTTTGACTAGAAAATCTTTACTTTCTACTTCTCTTGCTTTCTTATTCTTAATTAAATTGTTAGCTTTTTCTTTTGTTGTGCTTATTACTTTATTTTTTTTCAATAAAAATACTTTCATATATTTTTTTCCTCTAAAGAGGGGAGTAAGGAAATCACTCCCCTCAATAAATATTTGATTTAAGGAATACCGTTCAAAACCTTCAAAGCTCTTGCTTCTACAACAGTACCAGCAATTCTTTGAACAACACGGATAGCTGTTTCGTCTTTAGTAAATGCCTCTGTAGTATCCGTAGATATTTTCACAGCCATTTGAGACCTATCACCTAACCAGTAAGCGTGTTTGAAATCACCGAAGTAAATTTCAGCTTCGCTTAAGTTATTGTCCTCACGAACTGGGTGACCATAGATAGTTGCAGGTTGTCCAGCAGATAGTGGCTCTTGCCATAAATATCTACCGTTAGTATCTGTAATCTTTCTCAACTCACGAATATTACTTCTGTGAACCGTGAATGTAGCATTCTTTTGATACTTTTGTGGTAATAGATAAATTAGATTGATGATGTCATCAAAACTTAAATTACCACCACAAGCGACCGCTTGAATACCAAGTCCACCAGAAGCATAACCAGTAGGTTGAGCAGCACCAGTACCAGCAGTAATAACTCTATCTTCCTCATTTCCCAGAGCTTCTGAGAATAGAGAAATAATAAGTTTTACTACATCAAATGTACCAGCAGCATCAGCGATTAACTCATCAGAAGCATACATGATAGCAGCCATTTTATAAGCTGTTAAAGTAGCTTGTCCGAATCTAGCAGTAGTTGTTGACTTTTCAGCAAGTTCTGCTGTCCAAGTAACCTTTGGTCCACTAATCAAAGTTGGAATATTCATGACATCCCTAGTCATAGGAATTACACGAATTAAACTTCTCATGTGTGGGACGTCTTCAAGGTCTCTGATAATCTCAGCACGGAACTCGTCAGGGAATAGATATCCACCGTCAGCAGCAACGCCTTCTGATAAAGCTTTAAGAACTTCTTTGTCGCTTCTTATTGCAGCTTGGAAAAATCCGATGATTTTTTCATTGGCTGTCATTTCAGAAACGTCTTTCTTCATAAGCTTTTCAAAATCTATAATACCAGCAACTTTCTTTTCAACTTCTTTGACTTCAGGAGTTTCTAGCTTGGATAGTCTTGCTTCAATTCCTTTAACACCTAGCTTTTCAACTACTTTTTCAGCAGCCTCATCTAGTGTTTTTTCAAAATCTTCAGCAGGAGCATCTTCAGCAGGAGTCTCTTCAACAGGAGCATCTTCAGCAGGAACTTCCTCTTTAGGAGCTTCCTCAACTGGAGCTTCTTCCTCTTTAAGAACTTCTACCTCTTCTAGATTCTTCTCGTCAATTGAATAAGTTTTATCACCAATTTTTATAACTTTTTTGCCCATATGATTATTTTCTATTTAGTTTATTAAGCGCAAAGTTTGTATTCTTTGCAATTTTTTTCAAAACTTGTAGTACAACAGCATCAACTTCAACCGATGCGCTTTTAACTACTTCTTTTGGTTCTCGACTTTTAACTTCGTCATCTTCCTTAGCTTTTTCTGGAGGTGTTATAGTGATGTCGCCTACAGGTTCCTCACTAGCTTCTAACAATTTATCCAGAGCTATGACTGCGTTATTTAAAGCACTTACTGCGCTTTTAATTATTTTTCTATTTTTAGTTGATATTACACGACCAGATTTTTCTTCAGGTTCGTCTACTAGTTCAACAGTTTCTATTTCAATTTCATCATCACCCTTTTTATCATCATCTTCCTCATCTTTGTCAGAACATTTTTCATCGCACATATCATTTGCTATTGCGACTGCTTGGTCTTGTTCCATATCTGGGTCATCTTTAAGTATTTCAGGAATTTTACGAGTAACACATTCTTCTTTGCTCTCATCATCTTGTCTACATTCTGGGCTTTTTTTAGCCTTTTCTTCAACTTCTTCAATATCCTTTTCTTCAACAACATCTTCTTCTTTTTCTTCTACGATTTCTTCTGGTTCTTCTATTTCTGCAACTTCATCCTTTGGTAATGCTTCTGTATTATCTGCACCAGTACCACAACAACCTTTTTCCTTCATCCAGTCAGCAATTCTATTACTTAAATCTTTTTCCTCTGACTCAGTTAATTGATTAGCATCACTCTCTAAACCTTTCATTAAAGATAATGCCTTTGGATTAGCTGGAACTGCAACAGCAGATACTTCTAACAATTCGTTAGTTTCACTTTTAGAATATTCACTAGGTATAAATCCAACACTCCACGCTTTAAGCATTGCAGGTTGAGATGTATACATTGATTTAATTCCTCTTGCCAATTCTGTGAACTCGTGGAATAACGGTTCAAATAATAATTTTTTACCTTCAACTCTAATATTTGTAGCTATACCAATATTGTATTGAGGGCTATAATCATGTCCAGCTTGTAATACTGGATTCTTTTTAAAATCTTTTAAGTTCCAATCTGCTACCTTTAGGCTATCTCCAACCCTATCAGTAGTCTCATCGGAAGCTATAACAGTCATTTTTCCATCAATGATTTCTGTTAATGCTTCTATATTTTTTTTCTTCATAGTTGTATGAATTATTTAATTAGTAGCCTTCAGGCTTATTCTTATATATAAAATTATTTACTTTTTTTATTTGGCATTCCTTTACCACCTATAAATACAGGAGCTAGTGTGCATCTACAATTTCCACACCAAACACATTTACCATTTTTTCTAACATATAAGGTATGATTTTTTTCAAGTTCAACGCAATAAACAATATCATTGTAGTTTATCTCTTTAACTTTCATACTACTCAAAGTTGCTCCTTGTGAATAACATTCTCTCACTATCCATATATTATGATTTCCAACATAAGTACCATTTTTATGTTTCACTGATTTACCTTTATTCTTTTGTAATTTATATGATGGTCTTTTTCCAACCTTTAACATCAATTCACCTAAATCATCTGCCATTCTTTTTGAAGAAGTAAAATAAATACGTCCTTCTCTAAATTCTCCACCCTTCCATTTCGTTTCTTTTATAGTTGAACCATCTCCAAGTCTAAAAGCATCTAAAAATATTCTTATATATTTTGTATCTAATTTTTTAATTTCTTCTGGTATATATTTTTCGTAAGATTTACCAAACTTAAATAGATATTCACCCAAATCATTATCTGATATATAAACAGCAGCTTTGCCTATATTTAATTTATATGGAAGATTAGATAAATCGTTTATCAATTCATCTTTATATTTCTGTTGTGATATTGATATTTGATATTTATCTCCTCTTTTTGTTACACTACCCTCTGATAAAAACCAACCCATTAACTTACAATAGTCTTCCGTTTCAATAACGCTCTTACCTATCTTTATACTCTTTATGTTTTTACCTTGCCATTTTGACGAACGATAAAATCTAGCCTCTGGTGGTAATTTTTTAGCATCTATAAATTCATAATCACTCCTACCCATTCTTCTGTCCCATCTTTTTTGATAAAATATTTGATGCTCTGGGGTTACTTCTAAATCGAAATTTCTTGATTTGAAAGAAATTAACTTATCCTGATTATGACTAACTAAATTTTTAACCTTTACCCATTCAAGATTAAATGTTTTAGGATTAAGTGATAAAACTTTATCACCTATCTTAATATCCTTTATTAACTTAAAACCATCTTTAGTATATGTTTCAGTATCTTTGTGATAAGAATTTGGATGTAACGGTGGATATTCTGTACTACCATAAGTAGAAGTCATTGTGCCACCATCAGTACCAGTAACAGTTCCACCCTCTTTAACAAAGTCAGCATCTAAATCTACAATAGTACCGTCCATTGATAAACAAAATTGACATGCATCTGGGTCAATAACCCATTCCTTTGCTTTAACTACGCCAGATTCTTTAAATGCTCTTTGGTTTGCAGCTTCATTAAATCTAATAGTTTCAGTTCTAGCTATACGTTCTGCATTAACTTGTTTTTCAACATCAAATAAATTATTTATTCTCTTTTTAATTTGTGGTATTGATTCATCAGCAGCAAGTCCTTCTGATACAGTATTTTTAATAGCTGCATTAGTTGTCTCTGTTGCAGAGTTTGAGAATTTTCTTGTATTTGCTTTTAATAACTTCTGCACTTCCTCAGTTGTCGTATCCATAACCATATCAACGCCTAGAAATGTAAATGTTTCATCAGCAGATTCTTTAAACAATTCTTCAAGTAATGGCATAACAAGAGCAATTGTCACAACGGCCTCTTCTGTTTTACTTAATTGTAGTTCAGATATATCTGCACTAGCTTTTATAGCCTTCAATGAATCAAGTTTCTTTAATGTTTTTACTCTTTGTTGTTCATATACATCTCTTTGCTTTTTAGCTACTGGCTTTATAAATCGTCTTGATAGTGCATCTTTCTTTTCCCAAAAACGATTTTTCTTTTCTTTTGACCATTTAACAAGTACAGCTTTTGTATTATAAAATTCCTCTCTTAGTTTTTCTTTTATTTCATCCTTTAATTGCTTTTTAACTTCCTTTATTTTTTGGTCAAGCTTACGTTTTTCAGGATTTCTAGAATTCAATTGATTATGTCTTTCACTTGACAGTCTACTTTTAATTTTATTTATAACCTTTAAAGCAACAACTCCTTTTTCTGGTTGTATATCTTCATCGCTATTAGTAGTACCCATTGGAATAAGATTTATTGGTTTATAAATAACATCACCACCATCAACTTCTGGTAAACCTTCAGCCTCACGAATCTCATTTGTTGTAAGCCATTTATCAATACCCTTTTCATAATTTTGTAATTTAATAGCCTCATCTTCTGGTATTGGATTAACAAAATCTAAAAACATATCTTCAGCACCAGTAAACATAGGAACATAGAACTCATTTAATTGTTCTATAATCCTTTCCATCTTTGGCTCGATTGTCCAACGTGCAAAAGTATAACTTGCAGCTTTAGCAGATGCGAAATTAACACCTTCTGTTTGAGCAACAACAGCTTTTGGCACACGGAATATTCCTAATATCTTATCTCTTGTAAATTTCTGTTGTTCCAAGAAATCCATATCTTTTCTATTTACAGCAAACTGTTCAAACTTCATCTTGCCAAATAAAACCATCATCTGTTGAGCCTTATCTACACCTTTATATTGACTAGTAATACTATTTTTGAGAACATTCTTTTGTTCTTCATCCATCTGGTCCATTTCATCAACTGTCAATATAGCATCTGGTCTTGCAGAATTTTTAAAGAAATTTTTATTCCATTCCTCAGAATAATTATCTACATCAACAGAACGAGAAGCAGCTTCAAGCGTACCTAATCCTCTAAATGGATTTGCTGGGTTCGGAAATTTTAGAAATATAATATTTTCTTTTGGTATATCTACTTTTCTACCTAAACCAACATCGTATTTATATCCACTAATAATCTTCTCCTTATCTGCTACTGGCGTAAGTTTGCTTGGATTCAAGAAAAAAATACCAGTAATTCCGTCCTTGTCTTTCTCAAGATACCAAGGAGCTTCACCAGTAAGTTCTAAATATGACGAAGTTAACCAAAAATGGTCAAACTTTGTCGTAAAATCATTAACTTTATATAAAACGTCTAAAATTGGGCTATCTTTAACCTCTTCAACGTCATCACCAGTTCTTTTGTACAATTTTATTTCTATTTGTGCTATTTCGTCAGCAATTGCAGACACACAGGCAAATACCCAGCCTCTCATTTCTTCCAATAACACTCTACTCTTTGTATATCCTAGGTTATATTGATTACTTGCATACAATTCCATTCCTGCTGGATTTCTTTTCTTTGCTTCCTTTTTTCCACCAAATGCATTAAAAAGATTTTTAAAATATCCTGCCATATTATAATAAATAAATAATAAAAAAACGCCTAAATTTACAATAATTCGATTCGTAAATCTTAGACGTTATTGAACTTCAGCTTCGTAAAGCCGAGAACACCCTATTTCGTAAAATAGAGTTGTTCGCCTATATTTTTATTTAACTGTATACAGTATAACACATCTAATTTTTTTTGTCAATACTATTATGTCTTATTTAATGTATTTTTTATATTATCTTTGTTCATTAACATTAAAACGTCACCCCTAAACTTAACATTACAGTTTTTACACTTATAGTCCAATTTACTATCAAGATGTGGTTTAGTAGTTTTCGTTATTATATGATTGCATCTTTTTCTTGGGCAATACCAAATATAATTTAACTTAGACATCGTTAGCCTCCCTCTTTTGCTCAGTAATTTTGGCAATAAGTGTCGTAAAATCATTAACCGATAATTTAACATCATATTTTTCCTTTAATTCTTTATTTTTTAAAGCTACCTCTTTATTTCTATTTTCAGCATTTATAAACATATCTATATCTTCAGCACTATAAGCTACTGGATAACCTATAGCCCAACTTATATAACTTTTATTCTCACTCTTATATTTCCACGAACCACTATTACTCTTTGGATTTAATACTATATCTACGTTATGTTTTTCCATATCACTTTCAAGTGTTTCCCAATTAAACGCAATTGTTTCATAT